CGCCGTTAGCTGAAGGCGCCGCCGACATCCGCGGTCGCTATGACATCACTGCCGAGTTCGACGCGAGAACCCTCGATAACGCCGCCTTGGAGGCCAAGATGACGTTCCTGACCCAAAATCTAGTGCCTCTGGATTCAATGGGCGTTATCGACCGAGCGCAATTGATCAAGGTCATGCTCGGCAGCGTAGACCAGAACCTCGCCAACCTTTTGGTCAGGGATATTGGAGCCGCAACGCAGATGGAAGTTGAGGACGAGCAGACCGCATTTGCGAAGATAGCCGCGGGAACCGAGCCGCCGCTTAAAGAGGGCGGACAAAACGCGCAGGTAAGGCTGCAAACCTTGCAGCAAATCATCCAGAGCAATCCCGCCGTCCAGCAGCGCTACCAGCAAGACGAAATCTTCCGCAAGATGATCGACGCCCGCGCACAAGCCTTCCAATTCCAGTTGCAACAGCAACAAAACGCCGTAATCGGCCGCACCGGCGCCCAGCCCGCGCTGCAAAAGATGGCGCAGGAGCAGCAACTCGGCATGTCCGCCCAACCAGCCGCCTAATCGTATGCACCCGAACATTAACGTCAGGAACGTCGCTGGTCTCAATATTCCGCAGCACGACTATCTCTCGATCAGCTACTACGGCAGCACCAACAACATCCAGACCGTCACCTACAAAGAAGGCGGCAGCGGAGGCCAAACAGTCGCCACGCTGACCTTCAGCTACACGACCAACCCGCCGACCACCAACGACGCGGACCTCGCTGCCGTCACCCGCTCTTAGTCTCTTAGTCTCTTAGTCTCTTTTACCATGCCTTGGACGTTTAACCCCTTCAGCGGCACGTTCGATCAAAAAGGATCGGGCGGCGGCGGTGGTGCGTCCTATATCGACGGCGAAGTCCAAAACTTCAGCGCGTTGCCCACCGCCAACCCGCCAGCCGTAGACAGCGCCTACCTCGTCCGCGAACCCGAAGGCACTTGGCTCATCAACCGCAAGCCCGCTGGCATCTACATTCGCGTTGCCACCACCGGAACACGCGCAACTGACTGGACCTACGCGGGCATTCTGCCGGATGTCTTCAACGACGCCAACTTCCTCCTCTACCACAACGGCGACAGCTCCAAAAATCTAGCCTTTCAACTCAGCGGCATCAGCGCCAGCACGACCCGCACGCTGACCATCGCCAACCGCTCCGGCACCAACGTCGTCAGCGACACCTCCGCAGGCAGCGGCAGCGACGTGGTCAACAACATCGTCTCCCTCACCCAAGCCGAATACAACGCCATCGGAAGTCCCGACGCGGCCACGCTCTTCCTCATCACCGATCCCTGACCTATGGCCCTCCTGCAAAAAGCCTATCTCGGTGCCACGCCGCTGTTTCGGAATACAGCATGGTATGAGGACGCCTCGTTTCAGTTTGTGGACATCAGCAGCAGCGTCACGGTTACCGCTAATACGGCCGCGCACACAAAGGGCGCTTACGCGCAACTCATCGCCAGCACATCGGCCAATGCTTCATTTTTATACATCACAATCAGCGGCGTTAATACGGCCGCAACAAATACCGCAACGCTTATTGATATTGCTACCGGTGCGTCAGGATCAGAGACCGATATTATTACAAATTGCGCGGTAGGTGGAGCGGCAACCAGCGGCGCATTGCTCGGTTCAGTTATCGGCGTGCCATTTCAAATCCCAAGCGGCACGCGCATTTCGGCGCGCATTCAATCTCTTGTCACCGGCGGAAAAACGGCAACAGTCAGTGTCGTTGTATTGGATGCTGGCGAGTATTCCTCGGCGCCAACCAGCTTGGACGTAATCGGCACTAATACGGCGACCAGCAAGGGCACAGAATTTTCGGGCAGCAGCGGCACTTGGGTTGAGGCCGTTGCTTCTACCAGCCGCGCCTATCGCGCTGTGTGTCCTGTCATTTCAGTGCATAGCGACAATGCGGCGAATCTGTTGCCTCGCACTTACGAAGTTGGTGTTGGCGCCAGCGGCAGCGAGGCGGCTTTTGGCGCCACCAGATACAGCGTCACAAACGCCGAGGCGGCAGGCATTGTTGTCCCAACGTCGTATCTGTTGGGCAAGCTAATTCCGGCGGGATCGCGTTTAGCCGTTCGGCACGCCATTACCGCCGACCCCAACCTTTACGGCTTCACCCTCATCGGCATCCCCTAACATGCAAAACTGGCACCTCCTTTATAACACCACGACCGGCCAATCCGTCAGCATCGGCACCGTCATCGCCGATCCGCTACCGGCTGGAATCACCGCGCTCCCGCTCACCGACGCCGAAGGCGAGGGGATGCAAAACGGCACCCTCATCTGGGACGCCGCCAGTCGCACGCTCATCCCCACGCCGCCGCCCGCCGTCACCGCCGAAGAACACCTCCGCAGTGTCGGCCTCGCAGGCGACCGCCAGCCCACACTTCTCTATCTGCGCCAAAGCCTCACCGCCGCAGGCAAAACCAGCCCCGAGCTGGACGCCGTCGAAGCCTACTTGCAGCAGATCCTCACCATGTTCGCCGCCAATCCGGCGCCGCAAGCATCGTGGCCGAATCCCAGCGTCACCTTTGAAGCCGCCGTGCAGTCGGCCATGAACGCACTCAACAGCTAATGCGCACCGTAACTCTACAATCCATCCTCCTCCGCGCATGGCAACGTGTCGGCAACGACGCCAGCACCATCGACGCCATCCCGTCCGGCGCAAGAACCATGATGACCGCCGCCGCCAACGAGCGCATCGCCGACTGCTGGGAGTGGGCCGATTGGCCAGAACTCATGCGCGTCGAAGAACGCACCGTGGAAGGCGACGACACGACCGGCTACTTCATCCCCTACGAACAATCCGGCCAGACCGCCATGGGCGAAGTCTTCGCCGTCCTCCGCGACAATCCCGCGACCCACGTTGCACCCCGCGCCATCGGCTACACGCTGCTTGGCGACAACGTGCGCTTCCCGCAAAGCACCGACCTGCCGACCACCGTCTGGGTCAACTACCGCATTCGCCCGATAGACGTTCCGGCCCGCGTTACGGCAATCGGCATGACCGCCGCTCTGCTTGAGAACACTTACCCCGCCGTCATCGCAAAAGCAGTCGCGCTCATGCTGACTTCCGATCTCCTCACCGAAGACGGCCAGCTCGACAAAGCACTCGCCATGGAACAGCTCGCCGAGTCCGAGCTGATCTCCCAGCGCGACAAATACTACTTCCAACAAAACCAGCCGTCCATGTGGACCGCCCGCGTCAACCAATACTAATCCTATGCACCCGAATACCCGCATCACCAACCGCACGTCCGGCAGCCAATTCATCGGCGACACCAACACCGTCACCGCTGACATCGTCTCCATCGACGTGATGACCGACACCAAGTTCCACACGCTGACCGGCAACCTGACCGGCGCCGCGAACGCCACCGAGGCCAGCGCCGCGCTCATCAAGGCGGGCACAACCCTCGACGGCTTCTTTAGCGCCATCAAGCTGCACAGCGGAACGGTCATCGCCTACCGCAAATAGTGAGGAGCCGGACGATGAGCCTGTCGTATTTTCATCACAACATGAGCACCACCGAGAAGGGTGTCATCGGCACGGCCACGTCCATCGGCTCCTCAGTGTTCAGCATGCTGCCCCATTTGGAAGCAACCCTCCGTATAGGCGGACTTATCATAGGAATTTTGGTCGGACTGGCCACGCTCATAAGCGTCCTGCACGACATCAGAAAGAAACAGAAAGAACTAAAGAAATGAGAAACTGGAAAACGAGCCTCTTGGGGGTTCTCACTATCATCGCATCACTCAGCACTGCCGGACGCGAATTTCTGGCCAGCGGCCAAGTGCCGGACATCGGCCTCGTCGCCGCAAGTCTACTCGCGGGCTGGGGATTAATTGTAGCGAAGGATTCGACCGCCCGCCTCTGACTCCATGAGCGTCCGCGCCACAAAACTCATTGCAGTTGCGATCCTCGCCGTGAGCTGGGCTGTCGCTGCGGCTGGCTGCGTGACGGTCGGCTATGACTTCTTGAAGCAGCAGGCCACCGTCACCGTAAACCCGCCGCCCAAAGGTCACGCGAAGTAACCATGTGGACGTGGATCAAGAGACTATTTGGAAAGCCGTCCGCGACTGGCCCAGCGCCAGCCTCGCCGAGCTTGCCATTCGCATCCACAACCGTCTCCACACCCGCAGTCAGCAAAGCCTACGACGAGCGCCGTCTCAACACCCCGAACAAAAGCGGACGCCCCATCACGCCGACCATGATCGTGTTGCACCACACCAGCGGTAGCTACAACGGCTCCGTCTCTTGGTGCATGAACCCCGAAAGCAAAGTGTCCTACCACGTCATCATCGCCAGAAGCGGCAACCGCACCGTCCTCGCCGACGATACGGCCCGCTGCTGGCACGCGGGCATCAGCTCATGGCAAGGCGTTCCGGACTGCAACAGCTACAGCCTCGGCGTGGCGTGGGACGGAAACACCTACAGCGACCCGCTCGGCGAAGCGGCCATGGACAGCGCCATCCAATACATCGTGCCCCGCATGAAGAAGTGGCACATCCCGATGTCCCGCATCGTGACTCACCAACAAATCGCCCCCAATCGCAAGAACGACATCAGCCCCGCCGACGCCGCGCGGTTCAAAAGCAGGCTCAAGGCAGCACTTAACTAATGGCATTAGAAAGTCCAGTGCAGCGTGATGGTGACGCCGGATTCCTCGGCTTCGCTTCTCGCCTCAACCCGCTGACCCTTCCGGCAGGCATGCTGCAAGACAGCGTGAACATGCGCTTGGATCGCGGAGTCGCACAGACCCGCAAAGGCAGCAAGCGCCTCACCGACACCATCGGCACAACCGGCGCCCCGCTGACATTGGATTTCACCCTCGGCACCGACAAGACCGTCACCTCGATCACCCGAGCCTCGACCACGGCCACCGTCACGGCCACCGCCCACGGATTCACCAGCGGCGACCAAGTGAACATCCGTGGCGCCGCCGAGACAGACTACAACGGCGACTTCATCGTCACGGTGACGGACGCCAATACTTTCACCTACACCGTCAGCGGATCTCCCGCGACACCGGCCACCGGAACCATCATCGCCAACAACGGCCCCGAAGTCCGCGACTCCTACGAGGGCGGACTCTATGCGGCCGGAGTGTTCGCCAGCCAAAACTACGACAACGCCAACGAATTCATCGTGCTCGCCGGAAGCGACAGCGCCACGCTTTACCGCCAAGGCCAGTCGCCGGTGGTCAAAAACTACCCGAATACGCCGCAAGAGCGCATCGAGGGAACCGACACCGTCAGCGTGCTGCAAGCCTTTGATCGCTTGTATATCCTCCGCGAAGCCCCCCGCACCGCCACCGGCTACGAGGAAAAGCTGACAACAGCCTCCGGCATCACCGTTTCCTCGACGACGGCCACGGTCAACGTGAACGCCCACGGCTATCCCGAAGGAGCCACCGTTCGCATCGAAGGCTCTACAACGCCCGCCTTTGACGGCCATGAGTTCCGAGTGCTCGGCACCAACCTTAATACCAACTCCTTTGAGATTACCGTTCCATCCGGCACCGCTACCCATGCCGCCGCTACCATCAAAGTCCGCCGAGTAAAGCCGCCTCTATTTTGGGATGGTGGCAGCGGCAACTTCATCCGCGCCACCGCAGGCGTGCCCGCCGCAGGTGTGACCTACACGACCATGCCGAGTGTCGGCTGGGCGAGCTACCACAACAACCGGCTATGGATCGCCAAAAACCGCGACACGGTCGGCATTAGCGACGTTCTCGATCCCGACCTCTACGATCCCTTCTGGAACAGCTTCCGCGCAGGCGCAGGCGGCGATGACCGCATTGTGGCAATTCACCCATGGGTCGAAGGCCAAGCACTCGTCTTCTGCCGCAAAAGCATCTGGCTCGCCACGCTCAATCAATTCGCCTCAACCGATGGCAGTGACTTCTCGGTCGATACGCCGGTCAGCGGACTCACTCTCCTGACCAATGAAATCGGATGCAGCGCCCGCAACACCATCGTCACCGCCGGTAACTTTGTCTTCTTCCTCAGTGACGCCGGTATCTACCGCCTCGACCGCGCCCTCGACCTCAAAGTTCGCGGCGACACCAAGCCTCTCTCCGAACCCATCGCCGACCTCTTCAGCCAAGTTGTCCAGTCCCGCGTAGAGCGCAGCGCCTTCGGTATCTGGCACAACAACAGGTATCTCGTTGCGCTTCCTACCAGCACAGACCCCTTGGACGGCAACCAGTTGGTCATCGCGTGGAACGCCCTCAATAATTCGTGGGAATACCGCGACATCTATCCCAGCAGCGCCAGCGTCAACCAGATCCTCGTTGGCACCTACGACAACCAGCGCCGCGTCTTTAGCATCCCGCGCTCCGGAAACCTTTATCTGCTTGAGGAGGAGAACAGCGCCGTGGACTCCAACGCGGTCGGCAGTCTGAGCAACAGCAACCCAATCACCGGAGCCATCAAGACAAGGCGCTACGATTTCGGCGACATGCACTCCAAAAGGTTCCTGCGCACGATTGCTGACGTTGTTTTGCCGCTCAACTCAACGGTCAAGACCAAGATCAACTCAATCAACCCAGACCTGCCGCCAGATCCGAACGACCTTGATCCAATCACCGGCTACAAGATCGGCGAGCTGACCAACTCGGCCAACGACAATCCCGAAGATTACAACATGAAGGCGCCGATCCGTTACAAGGCGCACGCCATGGAAATCATTTACACAACCTCCGGTGGGCGGCCGGAAATCAGATCCGCCAGCATTGAGGCATCTCCGAAGAGCCTGCCTCCGACCGAAACCAGATCAGCAGCATAATCACTATGGCCTCCTACGCATACACATTCACCAGCGGCGACACCGTCACCCCGACCAAACTCAACAACGCCCGCACCGTCAGCGAGATCGTCAACGCCGATGTCAGCGCAACTGCGGCGATTGCCGGAACCAAGGTCGCACCGAACTTCGGGTCGCAGAATGTGGTGACAACGGGAAGCATTGGCGCCGGAACCTCGTCGCCGTCGCAGGTTTTTCACGGTTTTGCAAGTGGCGCGGGCGCTGGAGTTGTTGGACGCTTTGAGCGAAGCAATGGGGCGGACGTCCATTATCTTGACATCGCCGTCAATCCAGACGCAAACGCAGTAAAGCTGTCATCTACAGGCAGCTCCAATGGATCAATCGTCCTTGGAACCGCCGCTGTCGATGCTGTGACTATTCTAAACAGCGGGAACGTGGGGATTGGGACGAGTTCTCCTATTGCTAACGTCCACGTCCGAAGTGCTTCCGGAACAACGCTACGCCTAGATCAGACATCAGGTGAGGCAACTATTGAGTCTACAAACACGGGTGTTGGGCTACGCGACTTAGTGCTAAAGGGGGACAAACTGATCTTTAATGCGAATGCAGCCGAGCGCATGCGCATCGACGCCAGCGGAGACATTTTTATAGGCGCCTCAACTGCTACTGCGCAGGGTAAAACCCAGATTACGTTTGATGGCGCAACCAAGCAGGGAGTCAACATTGTTGATAGTAGTTCGGCCGCGTCATCGACAGCGATTTCGTTTATTAAAAGCTCCGATACACGCGGAAGTATTACTGTCACGGCTTCAGCAACCGCCTACAACACCTCCTCTGACTACCGCCTAAAGCAAAACGTCGAGCCGCTTGCCGGAGGGCTGGCCAAGTTAAAGTCGCTCGCCCCCAAAACCTTTGAGTTCAAGGTTGAGCCAGATGTCAAAGTGGACGG